TCACTAGAGCTGGAGTCTAAATTGGATATGTGTAATTTAGTACTTTTACTATCTGAGAACGCCCATGCTTCAGGTTCTGAGATGCTCATTACTATTAATAGCATTTTTTAACATGTGTTCTGTCGGATTCTGTGGAGTCCACGATTCCCAGCGATCATAGGCTTCGTTCATCTGGGTGAATGTCGTGTCGTTTCCTGAATATCTCTCGAATGAGGGGCAGTCTTCTGGTGAAACGATTTCCATTTCTTCGTCCGATTCTTCGTCAGATTCTTCCTCGTCTTCCTGGTATATTTCAGGAAACATAGAACCAACTGTCCTACCAACTGTGTACATAACACAGTATTTCATCGCATATTCCATATCTTCTGGGAGAAGTGTATCTCTTCCACAGGCTTTGGAATATTCTGCTGCGAGTACCGTACTCCGTTCCATCACGGGGAGAAGAAGATTGGTCATAGTTTGAATGTACTGTTCAACCATACCATCACCCCCATCACCGAAACCAGTTTGCATATTCATCTTTAGTATTTGAGATCAAAAATAGTTTTAGCAGTTCCCTCACCTACACGAAGGATGTTGTAGTTTACAGCGTATACTCGAACTTGTCTTGGAAAATCTATACATGGTGTAAGACTTAGGTCTAATATTTGCTCTTTTACGAGACTGAAATTAACCTGACCCGTTGGATACCATTCTTCTGGTTGAAGAGCGAAACTATACGAGTAGAATCTTCGAATGAGTTGTGTCTTAGAGTGGTGAATTGCCGCCTGGATAGCTTTAAGAAATATGACATTACCTGTATCCTGTGTGATAATGTCCTGACCATCAAGGGTGAGGGTGAGATAGTCTAGATTTTCATAGAGAATGAGTTTATCATCTATGACTGCATACAGGTTGTCGTAATCAAATGGTGTAACGAAATCACCCTGAGTGATTCCATCACCCGTAGTACCCTGACGTTGAATCACAAAATATAACTCTTTGACCGGGTTTACGATATCTAACTTGAAAGAACCCTCGTTTACACCTAGACCTACATCAAAAACATTCTCCTGTATTTGGGTAATCAAGTAATCTCTAGATGTATTCTGTATTTTCACCTTTTCAACACAATCAAGATATACGAGTTCTGAACACAATTGAAAGTCTGAAATACTTATACCCTGTTCAAGTTTTTCGTAATTGCCATTGATCTTTATCACGATATCTTGTGCATTTCTCAACTTGAACTCAACTTCAACTTCTTGTTTGTTTATAGCACATAGGGGTACCGCTAATTCTGGATGTTCGTGAAAATAGAATGGAAGATCCACGAAGAAGTTTTCCTCCGTTCCCAAACCTAAAGTGCCATTGATAATTATACCAGCATTATTCGCAACCTGTGAAACAAGTTTATCAGAGGTTCTCAAAGGATATTTCCCGATGAGTTGCTCTAGTGCTTTTTGTTTCGTTTGTGTAATGTAATGTTCGGAATATATTTGGAGATAGTCACTGGTGATTCTTTGTATCACTTTTCCACCTATAATCAGATCTACATATTCTATGAGTGCATGACCAACAGACTCGATGTATATCATATTATTGGTCAGGGGTGGGAGTGTGAACTTCACACTCAATGTCTTTAGGAGATCCCCATTATTTTGAGGAACTCTGAATTGAACTTTACTTCCAAAGTTTACCTGGTTTTCAGGTTCTATATCAACGTACTGAGTAGAAAAGTTTGAATGTTTTTTGAAACTTTCTACAAAATAACTGTAGTCTGGGTTCAGCGTGAAGTACTTCTCTTGAGGTCCAGATGCTGCAAGCTGAACTTGTCCAGCCATTACTACTATATCAACCTAAAATTTTAATCCCGCTAAACCACTTTCGATACGCAGAACATTATAGTTTATTGCGTACACTCTAGTGTGATTCTCAACCCCGTCGTTTATAGGGTCTATCTTAATCGTAAACAGTTTATGGGAGATCCGACTCATGTTCACTTGCCCGGTTGGGTGTGCTCGTTCGGGACTCAGTGCGAAAGAATACATACCAAACTTGGCGGGTCCGAATTTGTCATTACCAAATACACCACCAGGTGTGATTACACCTGCGAATGGGGAATTCACATGATGTTTGAGAGCTTGTTCATATGCGATAAACTTTGTATCTCGTTTGAATACGAGTTCATTATTGAATCTCAATGATGCAGTTGATATTGTGTTATATTCATTTGGATAGTTGTTTTGAACCGACTGTTCGGATTGTGAAACGAAATACAGTTCCTTGACAGGGTGAGAAAAGTTGAGCATTACAGACTTTTCATTTTCACCAGCTTTCATTTTGAATTGTGCTAATTGCACCTGTGTGATGACATAATCGAGGGGTCTGGACATTAAAAAGTTTCTTTCATCTGGTGTCACGTAGACAAACTCTGTATCAACCGAAAACTTCTCAATCGAGCTGGTAACACCCGAAGGAGCTCCACCAAAGATTAGATCTTTGAGGGGTCTTATTTTAATTCGTAATTCAACGAGTTGTTTAGTCAGTGCACAGGTCGGTATGGCGAGTGATGGATTTCTATAAAAATAGAATGGAAGATCTATGAAATAGGTATAAGGTGTACCAGACTGATAACTCAATATATTCCCATGTCCATTTAGAAAATACAAAGTCTGTTCTATATCATCATTGGTATTATGGAGTTGTTGATGCATATAAATGTATTCGCCTGTGATCTTCTCTACGGGCTGTCCACCGATAAGAAGTTCTGCATATTCGATAAGATGTGTTATGATAGAAGGAGACCAGATGGTTTTATTTTGACCACCTGGATCAGGGGTTGGATCTTGTAGAGTCACCTTAAGTGTAAAATTACTGACGAGATCACCTTTATCATTGGGTATTCTACAAGTTACAATCTTTCCAAAGTCAATCTGTCTATCAAACTGACTCTCCACATAGTCGAATGCAAACTTTGTATGTCTTTTGAAATTCGTCAGGAAGTATGAAAATTGTGGTTCACCTGTGAGCCATTCATCTTGAACTCCGGTGGCGGCAAGTCTCAGACGACCAGCCATTCCTACTCTATATGAGTAAAATTTTGCTAAATAAAACGAGACACTAGAGTAGAATGGATCTTCAGTTGAAGAAATTCAGACCTGAAAGTATCGCCGACGATAAGGTCATCGTATTTATCGGTAAGCGTAATACAGGTAAATCAACCCTCGTGAAAGATATCATGTATCATAAGAAACATCTTCCAGCTGGTATTGTTCTTTCAGGAACAGAAGAAGGGAATCATTTCTACTCCGAGTTCATCCCCGATTTATTCGTGTACGGTGATTACGATAAAGATGCTATTGAGAGAGTCATGGCGAGACAGCGTAAGTTGGTGGGTGCCGGTAAAAAAAATTGTGGAGCTTTTATGCTTTTAGATGATTGTATGTACGACAATAAGTTTCTCAAAGATCCTTGTATTCGACAATGTTTTATGAATGGTAGGCACTGGAAGATTTTCTTCATGTTGACGATGCAATACTGTATGGATTTACCTCCAGCACTTCGAGCCAATGTTGATTATGTCTTCCTCCTCAGGGAGAATATCCTCCAGAATAGAGAAAAGTTGTATAAATCATTTTTTGGTATTTTCCCAAGTTTCGATATGTTCAATAAGGTAATGGATGCATGTACAGAAAATTACGAATGTCTTGTATTGGATAATACAGTGAAATCCAATAGGATTCAAGATTGTGTTTTTTGGTACAAAGCAACAGTTAGGAAAAACTTCAGGGTAGGTGGTCCAGATCTGTGGAAACTTCACAACAAGATGTACAACCCCAAGCACATGGATCAGAAGGAACAGGATGCAAAGAAGGCGTCGAAGAAAACTGCTCTTACAATCACCAAGAGGAAATAATTGCGTACTATTACTTTTCCAAAAACATAGTGATATAATAGATGGCTTCAGTCCAAGTGAATACAATGAATTTATCCGATGACGGTGAGGGAATGGTTCCCCTTCATGACAATCCTTCCACGTCTTTTATGCAAAATGGAGGTGAAAAAAATATAAGTCAAAGTAAAGAGACGATGGATTCTACCCCCATTAACGATATTATGATGGACCCCCCTATGATGAACGACGAGCCCCGGATGCAGGGTATGATGCCTCAGATGACCGCACCCCAACCCCAGGGTGCTTACCCATCTGCCCAAGCCCCCGCTGAACCTGAGAAAAAGAACCCCTTGAATCTCACAGATGAACAGCTCACCGCCCTCCTCGTGGCTGTATGCACCGCTGGTGCCGTGAGCAAACCCATCCAGGATCGACTTGCGACTTCTATCCCCAAGTTCCTTAACGAACAGGGGGGTAGGAGTGTTGTTGGGCTCGCCACCACTGGTGTCGTGGCGGCTGTAGCCTTTTACATCGTGAAGGACTATGTGGTCAGACCTTAAACAGTCGTTTCCCATCCCATATTACTGTAGATAGAGGTATCAATACCCATAAAATAGGTCGCTAGGGCACCCATAGCGAATGTCCCCGCGAGCAAGGCACTCAATTTAAGTTTCTTGCTTGTGGACGCATCGGAATCTGTCACAGCTTCCTTTGTTTCTTTAGAAAGTAGGTTAATTGCAAATGTCAAGATAAGTGCAATGAGGGTTGACGTGAGAAAGAATACACGGTCGACCGCGAGTCGAGGGATGTTTCCAATCGCAAAACGCATGAGGTTAGGTATAACTACAGTCATCCAAATGATGTTAATGTAATAGTTCTTTACAAGTTGAGGCACCAAAGTCGCCCCATAAATAGCCACCCAATAGGCGATGGCCATCAGCAGTATACTGACAGGCGTTTTCATTTAATTTACAACAATATTATTTATCCTGAATATGCTGACCACAGAATCCCTTCTTATCTGGTATCTGCTGATAAATTCCTAACTCTACACACATGTCGCGAAGTTCGATATAGTTCTGCCAAAACTTTTCAGAATGTGAATACTCCTTAACCGTGCAGTGTGCCAACTCATGGATCAGCACATGGAAGATATCATTTACCTCACCATCGATGCACACGACAATCTCAGCACCCTTATTGGTATTGTACCCAACGCTTTCCTTCATCCGCTTCATACCGGTGATGGGTACAGTTTTAGTGAGCATAGTGTACTTCTCATTCTTGGTACTGGCGATATGTTCTCGAAGTGTCCTGTATCTTTGTTTCACTTCAACAAGTACTTGGGGTTCACGCGTCGTCTGGAGAATCCATAAATTGATTAGGATGAGTAAAGCCAAGGCGATCATCTATCATAGACAAAGATAAATTTACTATACAACTCTGAGATTGGGTTTCCTGTCAACCCCTCCCAAAGTTGTAGTTTAAATCCGATATGTTCCAATTGTGTGACAAGATGATCTTTGTATGCAATTGGTTCAGATTTAGGTCCATCTGCATAATAGGGTGTGTCCTCCAAATGTACAAACAATTTTTCACCAAAACCCCCATTCCCATGGTCTTTCATCTTGAAAAAGTTTCCCATATCATCCACTAAAGGTGTTTTAAAAATAATCTTTTCTGAATCGGGTATAATCCCTATGAGCATTCCACCACATTTTATCCTGTTTTTGATTTCACGCAACGAACTGAGAAAAAGGTCCCTCGTCTGAAATATATAATGAAGTGAAAAGTTGAAACACACCACATCAAACTTTCTATTTGGACAGTTGTGAATATCACCCGTATAAAAGTTGACACGCATGTGCATATTTTTCGCGCGTGCTCGAGCCTCTTCAAGGGCGGTGGGCTCTGGATCACACATATTTATATTGGCTCCACATTTATGCCACTTTTGGAGATCTCCACCAAAACCACAACCAACATCAAGAATGTGAGCCCCTTCATTCGTGACAGATTGTATCAGATCCCTCTTAGCCTCATTATGATTCTTTCGAATCTCTTCCATATGTTTAAGGTAAAATTATATTAATTTTTTCGTTATTTATAGTTTCTCTTAGGTTCCAATTGAATAAGTAATAATATACATGACCCGTACCTTTCATGAATTTAAGTTTTTCAAACTGAGATATGTCTACACCTATATCAAGGGTATTGAAAACATCACACCCCATATTTTTAGCTATAAGAAAAGCATCATTGTAAAGATCACCAGTTATATAAAATTTATAAACCTGTTTGATAGTTCCTTTACCATCAGTTCTATCATAAGGAACATCATAAAAGGAAATGACATCATTACTCTCATCATTGACATAGGTGTGTATAGGCAATAACCATTGCTTAACATAAGTAGTATCTATGTCCACAGAAAGTTTAAAATCTTTTACATATTCTTTCAATGTAGTGGTAACTTTTGGAACATCCTTCGATGTCATCTTTCTCCAATTGTATTTACAAGGACCCCTCACTTCAAAATAATTTTCACGAAGTCGATCTGTTTTGTAAAATCCCATATTTATAAGATGTTTCACATTTAGAAATCTATGCCAATATTCAGATTTTGCAATAGGAGTGGGAATTTTTGTTGTCGCCGTGTAAATAGCCTGCCAAATACCTCTAAGATTTGCACGTCTTTTAATTTCACCTATGAGTAAAGGTGCAAACTTTGTTGATCTGAAATCTAAATGTACACACAAAAAATTGATTTGAACGGCGTTAACAACTTTATCCTCAATTCTAAGTTTTATCGGAACACTAGAAATATACCCAACAATATCATCATCTACCCGAATAACTATATTTTCGTATCCCGGGATTTCTGTAGACCATTTAAGAACATCATGGGTGTAGTTAAATTTAAACGTATCATCGTCATCTAAATAATGATATTCTAAAAATTCACGTGCTTCATCGGTGGTACACGTCGACCACACAAAACCATCACCCAATTTTAATGGAGTAGAGGAAACAGACCTAGTCGTTTCTATTTCACCCACTTTAGTCCCTTCACGTGGTACAGGTTGTTTGTCCCAGAATTCGTGCATATATTAGTTAAAGAAGTTTATCTTTTAAGTTGGCTTAAAGTTTATAGTTCTTAGATAATCATAATGTCTCTTACACAAGATTACACCACCGTCCCAGGTCAACTTTTTGCGTGTTTGTCCATCGTTGGACCGGATACACCCCAAAAGACTGATAAGTATGGTGTAAAGATCCGTGGCGCGTTCTCAACCCGTGATGAGGCTGCTAACCACGCCAAGCGACTTCAGGCTGAGGATCCCACTTTTGATATCTATGTCGTAGACATGTACAAGTGGCTCTTGATCCCCCCCGACTCCTCTAAAATTGAGGATGTTCACTATACCAACGAGAAGCTCGAGGAAATCATGGTTGGTTACAAAGAAAACCAATCCCAAGCTGCTCGCATGTTCCAAGAGCGTAAGCAAGGTATGATGGAAACGAAGACCCAATATACCCCTGGTGATGATAACTCTAAGTTTTACACCAAACCTGATGAGGCGCCCATTCCTCACCCCGCTGAGGTACTCGAGCGTCTTCAAAAGGAGAAACCTGATACTCCTATGGAAGAGCTTGTTAAGGAAGCAGATGCAATTGTCGCTACTGAGATTGGAGAGCGTCAGAAGAGAAGGGAGGCTGAAGCTGAAGCTGCAAGCAAACTCGAGGATGTCAAGGAGGAGGAGGAGTCCGCATAAATAATATAACCAAACAAAAATCCATTGTTTTTTAAACCAAAATCTAGTTTAAAAAATAATATCAGTATACAATAAACATAATGTTCAAGATAATTGTGACCATCCTTTTGGTTGGTGCTTTCTTTATTTTGTTTTTTAAACCAAAATATAATTTAAAAAACAAAACAGTTTCAGAGCCTGAAGCTTCGACGTCTGCTGGATTTATAGAAGATACATACAGAGGTCCATTTGTAGACCATTTTATACCACCAGTAGTGGGTGATGTAGGTACATTTGTTGCGTACTCAAGTATACCGGAGGATAACTGGTTGCATGGTTTTCCCCATAAAAAAGCCTAGAAGAAAGACAGCGAATGCGATAATCCACGTCGATTTATCGACGCTGGCAAGAAAATCAGGTTTCTCTGCTTGCTGTGGATGGAATGTCTGTGGAACTTGCATAGAGTAGTCATTATAGTACGGTTGGTCATCTTGGATGTCCTCTTCGTTTTTTTCATTATTTAAAGGATCAATCGATGGGTCGTAATCAATAGGGTTTCCAATGTCAGTTTCCATTTTCTATTATAGCTCGCGTTTTTTTTAAGCGTCTTCTGACTCACTTTCATCATCCACGATGAAGTCTTTCAGGTTACCATTCTCATCCATATCTTCTTCATCGTCATCCGAACTGAATTCTTCCTCTTCCTCGTCCTCGGTATCCAGTTCGGAATCAAAATCTGTGTCATGATCGTCATCCGCGAAATCGTCTACAATTTCAGTCTCAGTAGGCTTAAATGTGTCCGGTTTCTTTATCTTACGACCAGAACGCGTAAACATTATATATATAGAATTATTATTGTTTAAGTACTTTTACAACATCATTGGTTAACTGATGGGTTCTAGCTCGATTCTTCTTACCACCTTTGCATATTGGACACTTTTGTGTGATTCTATGCTTCTTATCGATGCTATATGACATCATAGTGTTGTCGTCGTGTACAGCTCCAATATTTTCACAATAACTAGAAGCTGTTAGAACCATGAAGGTATCCTTTTCTTGTGTAATGCGCGTAATCCTAACATCACCAGTTGTTTTCATAAATTTATTGATATATTGTTGGAGTTGTGGGTTTACATCTGATTGCTTCACCTGGGGTTTTTCTTCATATTTCTTAATTTTTGGACACTTACCGATGTCTTCCTTCTTAGGGTACAATCGATCGACAATGTTAGGGGGGAGTGTATGTTGACGACCAACGAAGAATCTACATAGACCATCTCGCCTACCAACTAATGTCGGACAATCACAGAAACATTTTTGGGCAAGCTCTTTGCCACTGATCGTGAACCAAATATGATTTGACCCATGCTTTCTTTTCAGATTTTCACAGTACTTCGAATTTGTAGCCACTCTATAGGTGCCATTGTAACGGAATAGTTTAGTGAGATATGCATCACCCTGACCTTCTAAGTTTTTGCGAATAAAACTTTCTAAAAGAAGTTTTAATTCTTCGTCATACACTTCATCTTTCATTTCATCACTCGTGAACGACCCCTCCTTTCTCACAACCCTTACATTCGGTGTCTCCACATGAATATTTTGTGGTGCATCCGTGCGTACGGCGGACATTTTCAGAATTTTAACACTTGGTTCTGGATCAATCCTCATGAGTGTACTGAAAGGTGCTTGTGTGTATATGAAAAGAGGTAGGTATTCAACTTGGTCCACCTTCCCGTTATCACACCCTGAACATCCCCGACCTGAGCATGCATCATGTTTCGCCTTTTTGAAAGACCATGGCATACGGAATCCACTACCCTTCGTTTTTCGATCTCCATTCCCATACACGGATGAATCGATAATATCATCCCAAATGACATCACTCTGATATCTTGAGAGCGCTACGAGAATGTATTCCCTGAGAGCGATCGCGGAGGACTGATCCACTACGAACCCCGACCAGTTGAGATGTACACCAGTCTTGATGAGTTCTCCACATTTCTTGGGCTGGGCGATTGAGATGAGACTTTCTCCACCCCCATGCTTCTTGACTTCGTCACAGATCACTTTACAAATGTCTTTGATTTCATCGATACCTAGAGCCTCTTGGGACTTATAGTCGATGTCAACGAAAAAGTTATAAGTGTCACTCTTTTGTTCGACGACGTATAACTTTTCACGAGATTTGACAGCTTCTATATACTTATCGTAAAATTCATTCAATCTATCAAATGGCACAGAGAGTTTACCCCCGTCCATGAGCACATGTGATAGATTGGTAGCATTATTGAATTTCTGGGAAACATACCAACTCTTAAACATACTTACCTAGGGTACACCTTTATTCTCTAAACCATCTCATACAGGAAATATCCTGATATTCCTGAGTTTGAGAAAGTTGTTTCTTAAAGGTAAGTAGTTCATAGACAGTCATTTCCTTATTTTTTTCTTTCCACTCCTCAATCTCCTCTTCACAGAGACCACGGTTCTTTTCGAGAAGTTCTTCGATCTGCATCAAAATGTAAGCCTTGGACTTCATTATTTTATAGAGAATGTTTTTCTATTGTGAGAACTTATACAGGCATAAAATTCAGGATTCTTGATCACATTATCTATGATAAGCTTCCATCGTTTTCGTGTATTGAAGTCCTCCAATGTTTCGTAAGTCATGAAATCATTTTCATCATACGTTCTCTTAATAGGTTGATTCAACATCTTTTTCAAATTTGTTTTATGTTTTTCTTCGTAAAACTTCTTCACCTGAGACTGTTGCTCAGAGATGGAGTAATCCACGAAGAATATAAAGACATTATATTCAAGATCCACTGTGGGACTCTCTTTGACTGTAAATTTAAACTCTGTATATTCACCACTTTTTAGGGAAACCACACCCCTCGTCTCCTCCTCGAGTTCTCTAAGAGCACATCGAAGTGGATTGAAAATCTCACGACGACGACACCCCCCTGTGACAAAAATCCAATCCTTGAATCTTCTATCCCTAACTGTAAGAAACCTCGCTTTACCGGTTGCAAAACTAACGGGTACTGCTATCGCTTTGTATTTTTTCATTGCGCATTCGCAAGTTATATTTAGACGATATGTTTATTCCTTCACATTTTCTTCGATTTTTTCGAGGGGTTGTTCTTCTTCTTCCATCTGTTCAGGTTCATTGAGTTGCTGAACCAAATTCTCAGAGAAATTCTTGAACCCGGTCATTTCTTCACGAGTCTTGTTAAGCTCCTTGAAGAGGAAGAGAAGTCCGACAACACATACAGCTGTCGCGATCATCATAATGTTTTCACGGTTCATTTGAATCATTTTATACTTTCTAATACATTTTTCTTTTTAAGTAATGACACCCATCATAGCTTTCCCTGGAGTTGGACATTCATATGGCGTCTGTGCAAACTGGACGGCTTCGTAATGCGTATTTTCACAAGATTTTTGAGTTGGTGGTGTAGGCTGACCAACAAACTTTTCGAGTGTCCTGGATTTAGGATCGTACGTCAATACAAAAACGATGGCGAGGAGGAAGAAAATCTTCCAAAACATAGTTACTAATTAGTTAGAATATAAAAGACCACCCATACCATTCTCGATACGGAGGACGTTGTAGTTCACGGCGTAGATATCCTTGTCGCAGTTGGAAGTATCGTTAATAATACGAGCAGAGTCGAGGCGCGAGAAGTTGAGGGATCCAGTGGGCTGGAGCTTACCCGCGTCGAGGCAGAATGGGTAGAAGAAGAGCTTGGTGCCTGGGGTGGCGGTACCATGAGAGGTATGGTAGTAAAGTGGCACGGTGGTAAAGTTGGGATCAGCGAACTTGTAATCAGCCACATCGGTACCATTGATTTGGAGCTTGAGCTTGTTACCAGCAGTGCTCACCATGGTGACATTGGTGGCATCACCGGCGGCGATGTACTTGACGGGGTGGTTGAAGTTGAGCTCCTGAATCTTGGAGTTGGAAGCGATCGCCTTCTGCACCTGGGTCATGATCATGTTCTGGGGCTGAGAAGCGAAAACTTCACGCTCCTGAGTATCAAGGTACGCGTAGTTCGCGTAGACCTCCCACTTACTCGAAGCAGCCTCGATACCCCACGTGATGCGGAGCTCCACATCGTGGTACTGCAGGGAGATGAGGGGAAGGGCAGACTGCCAGTTCTCACAGAACGAAAACCGCAGAGGGTAGAACTTCGAAGCGCTGGTCCCGTCGTACAGACTGGAAGACGTAGACTTAGAAGAGGAGAACGCCGAAAGGGTGGGGGCGATGAGAGTCGAGTAAGTCGAGTCCTGTTCATCGATCACCTGACCACCGATAAGCAGTTCGACCTTAGAGATCACATCCGTCCAGTCAGTCGTGAAGGTGTTCGCCGAAAGACCGTCACCTTTGATGGGCATGAGGTAAACATAGTTGAGGAGATCCCCCTT